GAACTCGCAAAGCGTTTGAATATGCGCGTCAAGAAGAGAATCATGATGATGCAAAAGAAACATCCCAAATTATTCAAATTTTTAGGAATTGGTTTCAAACAAAGTGGACCATATGTCACACGAAGGTACACGTTGATCAAGAAAAAGAAGACGTCAAATACCAACAAACCTGGTAAAGGTGATATCTTCATCGATGTTGAATTGTTCGCTCTCGATCTCAATATTCGCTTCTTATCGGCGAAAACTGGAAAAATCGACGACTTCAATATGGGTGGTATTCTCGACATCCCGTTCATGCGACCTCAAGAGTTTGGGTATGAAGTGGCACTCACTAAGCGTCGTGGGATGACATATCGTGACGTAATAACTGGAAAATTGGTTAACAATAAGCGAATTCTCGTCGCTAGTAAAGAGTTCCTCATCGAAGATATTTACTTGATGCATAAACTTCGTCTTCGACCAGAGAAGAAGGAAAAAGACCGACAGAGATTAGTCAGGTTGGCACAGTTGTTTGATAAACGTATCAAGGCTTCGAACTCCATGGATGAAGTTTTCAAGCGAATCACACCCAAAATTATTACAAAGTCCAGGGCATCGAGAAAGCCGACGAAGGTTTCGATCAACGCAGCGACGAAGGTTGATCCGTACAAATACAAAAACTTCACGACGGAACCTTCGAATGAACGTCTTTCTAAACAGATCGTACATGGTCTTAAACCTGTCGTCAAAAATACAAACGTTGAAGGGTACAAAAAATCATCAGGAAATCAACGTTTTAATACGAAAAATCTCAAGTGGAAAAACGTCAATAATAACGCATACGTGAAGAACGAATTTCAACTTCGCCCAGAAAACGCACTTCCACTCCCTAAGAATATGAACATTAGCAAAACACTATATGGTTATAAACCCAGGAGAAATCAATGGGTACCAAAGACACTACTCAATAAGGCTGCCGCTATACCATTTGTCGGGTTAAAGAAATGAGACCAAGAGTATACATAAAATGATCTACAACGCCCCAGCCAAAGGTGATGATGGTCTCTACTTTGTGAAAGCACTCAACGACGAGAAGCGTAAGTGTCTCGTTCAGCTCGACAAGGTGAAGATTTCTGATGTGTCAGGTGAAGTTGTCATGGATGTCACGAACAGTGATAAGATTGAGAAACTCGACGCCCAGAACTTGGAGGCTGCTCAAGAGAATTGCGAGACGTGGTTTGGTAAGAAGCTTTCCGAAGGTGTCATCAAGGGTGCCTACACCTCCAGCCTGAAGGATGGTCAGATGACCGCTGATCGTCTTGACATTAGCAAGGTCTTCAATGCGCAAAAGGAACTCATCGACTTCGACGGCGTTCAGCCCGGGAAGGTGTGTGATGTCATCCTAGAGTTTGCTGGTCTATGGTTCGCCAAGAAGGCTTTCGGATCCACATGGAATATTGTCCAGGTCAGGGTACATGATGATCCTATCATCGACACATACCCAGACGAATACGCTTTCGTCGACGAAGATGACCAATAAAAAAATTGTTATACATATATAAAAGATGATGAAGGGTCGTAACCAGAACATTCTAATGCTGGTCGCCGTCGCTGCTCTAATCTTCCTCCTTTTTTCCATGAACAACAAGTCTGGCTACGCCATTGTCGAGCGTGAGTATGCCCCCTTCGGTATGGCTCCCGCTGTTGGTCCCGCTCCAGGCCCTGCGGCTGCCCCAGCCGATGCGGTGTGCGGTGGTATGAACAAGGGTACTGGTCTCGCCTCGTCCCTCCTCCCCCGTGAGGTTGCGTCCGCCGAGGACTTCGGTCAGTTTGCCCCAGAGGACATCCTTGCGGGTCAGAACTTCCTCGAGCCCCGTAAACAGATCGGCTTCCCCGAGACTGTCGGTGGTGCCCTTCGCAACGCGAACCAGCAGATTCGCAAGGATCCCCCCAACCCCAAGGATCCCTTCGTGTGGAACAACTCCACCATCGTCCCCGATCTTATGCAGCGTGGTTTGTGCGCTTAAAGATTTGAAGGTAGAAGTATATAATTAAACATGACAACTGTTGCACCTGATCTCTCCGAGAATGTATCTAAGCTGGTAGAGCTCACAAAACAATTAGCAGAGGCGAAATCCGATATTAAGGTCCTCAATCAGGAGGAGAAGCGCCTTAAGGAGACGGTAAAGAAGCACATGGTCGATCAGGGCATCGACACTATTAACCTCAGGAAGGGTAAGATTAGTATCCGTAAAACCGTCAGGAAGGCTGGGATGAACAAGGATGCAATCAAGGACGGTCTCATGACGTTCTTCGGTGGTGACGAGACGAAGGTCGAGGGCGCCCTCAATGCCATTAAAGACGGACTTAAGACGAAAGAGTCCACCTCTCTCTCCCTAACTGGTATAAAGGATAAGCCCCCTAAGGAAGATAAGTAAGACATCATGGTCTGGAGCCAATATATTTACGAAGCGTCTACTGGCTTTGAGAATGAAGTCAGTGATGACGATGAATTTAACGACAACACTCCTCTGAATATCGAAGACTGGGAAGTCGAATACTCAGATGAACTCAGGTACATGTGGAATACGATCAGGACACTCTTGTATGATGCTGGGTTGGTACATACAGGAGAGTTTTGTGATTTTGTTGAATTTTGTTATACCGAACACGATCCATATAAGGAGCGATGTGAAGGTGAATATGCCGATGAATTGTTCTACATTTGGCGAAATCTCAGGCGAATCGTAGATGATAATAATCTTCACGAAGAAATGATGCGAGGTGCCACATTTTACCACTTCCTAGATTTTACAAAAAATTATATGCGTGTATATTAAATGCTCCCCGATATTACCTCCCAGAAGGTTGCCATCCCCGCTGCTTTATTTCTTGCGCTCAGCCCTGGTGTCCTCGTGACCACCGCTGGTAAGAACGTCAAGTTTGCGAATGGTAAGACTAACCAGATGGCTGTTTTTTTCCACGCGCTGGTCTTCTTCCTCGTGTACAGTCTCATCGCTCGTGCGATGGGTCTCGTGCTCACCAAGACCGATCTTCTAGTGACCACCGCGCTCTTCTTGGCTCTCAGCCCCGGTCTCCTTCTCACTCTCCCCCCTGGTTCGGGTGGTGTCTTCCGCTCTGGTCAGACCAGCCTCCCCGCTGCGTTGACTCATGCGATCGTATTTGCGGTAATCTTTGCGGTATTACGTCGTCAATTTCCTCAATTCTATTAAGTAAGAAGATGAAGTATCTCGTCCTCGGTCCAGCTTCCATGGGAATATACTCTCTCATTGGATCTCTGAAGGCGAGAGAATCTTCACTCGCAGATGTGAAAGAAATTTCAGGTTCTTCAGCGGGTGCAATTTTAGCTTTATTTTTAGCAGTTGGGATGTCCGTGGATGAAATATTAGAAACATCTTTATCATTAAATATCCCCAACTTTGTTAAAATACGTTTAGGGTCATTTTTTAACAAATTTGGTTTTGTTGATATGGGACCTATTCGTAAAAAGTTGGTTGAAATTTGTGGAGGAGATCCCACATTCGAAGAGATTGAAATGAAAATATACATTTCAGCATTTTGCATGAACACGTCTGAAACTGTTTACTTTTCTAAAGATACACACCCAGATATGAAGGTAATAGACGCAGTGTGTATGAGTATGGCTGTACCTTTCATATTTGCGTGTGGCAAATATAAAGGCGAGACGTACGTCGATGGTGGGATGAAAGAAGAATACCCATTGACGCCTTTTTTTGATAAAAAACCACACGAAATTACATGTATAAAAATTAAAATGAATCGTATGTACCAAGAAGATATACAAACTCCTAAAGAATTTGTACAGACACTGGTTCGCTCGGCACTATCTAATCGTGTGCAGTACGACACACCCATAGAAATCGTAGAAATTAATGTGGGTGACACAGATGTGTTTGATTTCAATATGAATTATGAAGAAAAACTACGATTGTATAGTATCGGATATTTGACATAACACTTTTTTTATCAGTTTACAATATATGATAGAGGTTTGTGATCCAGACGCAGATCTAGATGTCCTAAAAAAACTCATCAAGATGAATACA